TGACGAAGGTGGTGGCTCAACTACAGCCAGAGCAGCTCCTACTCCAAAAGCAGCACCTGCACCAGCAGTAGATGACGACGAAACTCCTCCGTGGACTGAATCAAAGACTACTGCGCCGCCGGCTCCTAGCTCCGGTGGAGAAGCATCAAACAGAGCCGCTGATATCATTGCAATGATTCGCAACCGTCAAAAGTCTGAATAAGGAGACTTAAGATGGGTAAAGCGTTTGACATTTCTAAATTTAGGAAGTCAATTACTAAATCTATTGAAGGTTTAGGAATTGGATTCAATGATCCGACTGATTGGATCTCAACCGGAAACTATGCTCTTAACTATCTTATCTCAGGGGACTTCTTTAAGGGAGTTCCCCTTGGTAAGGTGACAGTATTTGCAGGAGAATCCGGAGCAGGCAAATCATACATTTGTTCAGGAAATATTATCAGGCATGCACAAGAACAAGGTATTTTTGTTGTACTAGTTGACACAGAAAATGCACTTGATCAAAAGTGGCTAACTGATCTAGGTGTTGATACTAGCGATGAAAAGTTGCTAAAGCTCAACATGGCAATGATCGATGATGTAGCAAAAACTATTTCTGAATTCATGAAAGAATACAAAGTAATGCCGTTGGAAGAGCGTCCAAAAGTATTATTTGTTATTGACTCATTGGGCATGTTGCTTACTCCTACGGATGTAAATCAGTTCGAAGCAGGTGAAATGAAAGGTGATATGGGTCGTAAACCTAAAGCACTTACTGCTTTAGTGCGCAATTGTGTTAACATGTTCGGTAACTACAATGTAGGAATGGTTTGTACCAATCATACATATGCTAGTCAAGATATGTTCGATCCCGATGACAAGATTTCTGGTGGTCAAGGATTTGTTTATGCATCAAGCATTGTAGTTGCAATGAAGAAGCTTAAACTTAAAGAGGACGAAGACGGCAATAAAGTCAGTGATGTACTAGGTATTCGATCTGCATGCAAAATCATGAAGACACGATATGCTAAACCGTTTGAAAGTGTTCAGGTTAAGATTCCTTACTCTACCGGAATGGCACCAACTTCCGGACTTGTTGACATGTTTGAGAAAATGGGTGTATTATCTAAAGTAGGTAACAAACTTGCCTACACCAGTAAAGAAACAGGCGAAATTATTGCCGAGTTTAGAAAAAACTGGACAGAAGATAAATTAATGAAGATCATGCTAGAATGGGATGAAAGCACTGTGCAATCGTCAACTGAGCTAGTAGGAGAATCTGAGGAGGTATAAATGGAAGAACAACTAATTATTGAAATTTGGGACACTTTTAGGGATTATATCCCAGAAAAAGGCAGAGATACTGCTGCAAGCCAATTTTTAGATTTTTTGGTTAGCAAAGATGTAGAAACTGAAACACTAGAAAGTTTGTTAGGGTTTGACCCGAGTCTTGATACTGCAATTGAATTGGTATTAAAAGAATTTCATTCAGACACTGACGAATATAACGACGATCTAGATTTTGACGACATTGACGAAGACGACGAGGACTATTAAATGGCGTGGTATTCTAAAGTTAGCAAAGATATAATACATTTGCCAGACTGCATAGAGTACTTTTATAAAGAGCTAGACACAGCAAAAGCCGAAGCAAAGATTCACGGAAGTGTTGAAAAAGCTTCGGCTTCTTTACCTGGCATTGTTGAACAACGATTCAATCAATTACAAGAAATTGAAGCAATTTTAGAATATCTTAATATCGAATTACGCAGAATTCGTAGTAAGGCATTTAAAAAATATCTAGAAAATTATCAAAGAGTATTAAGTAGCCGCGATGTTGAGAAATATGTTGATGGCGAATCTGATGTAGTTGATATGGAGAAAATTATCAATGAATTTGCAATGTTACGCAATCAATGGTTAGGGATCATTAAATCTCTAGATATTAAGCAATGGCAACTTAGTAATATTATTAAACTCAGGACAGCAGGTCTTGAAGATATTACACTATAAAAGGACAATAGTCCTTTTTTTAATTTTGTATATATTATGAATATTGAAGATTTAATTGTGTTATTAGCAATGCAGGTTAAGTTAACCTCATATGATTCTAAAATAATTTCCAGTTTCTACGATCAAATTTCTAAAGGAATAGGATTTACAGAAAAACAAGCTAATCTTGCTGTAAAAATTTTGCATCAACAAGCATCGGCTTTATCTTTGTTGTTATCAACGGACATTAATCTGCATTTAATTTCTCCAACCTATCGGTACCCATTACGCACATTAAATGTGAATAAAACTATATCTATCATTGATCACCCTGAATTTACTAAGGCAATAAAATTAGTATTTCCTTATAATGAACAAATTGTAGAACGTATTAAAAAAAATAGATCTAAAACAATAATTGCAAATTGGGATAACGAAGAAAAGGCTTGGATTTTTGCATTAAATGAACAAGCTATTGATTTTTTAACTCCTTTAATTAGTGAATATCATTTTATACCTGATGATACATTTGCAGAATATGCAGATCAGGTAAGATATATTCACGAACATATAGAGGATCACATACCAATGGTAAGTACCATTAATGGTAAACCGACGTTTTTAAATACGTTCCGCACTATTTCTCAACCTAATACTGATAATATATTAGAGTCATTATTTTTAGCAAGAAAAGTAGGAATACATACATGGGACGACAGCGTATCTGCGTATATAGATACCCAAAGTATAAATCCATATGTTATGGATTTCTTAAATGAAAATCCAGGAACAACATTTTCAGTTAACCTCGATGTAGATTCAATTAGTGGACTGGCAGATATTGTAAAGTATTTGTCTCCGTGTGTGTTTATAATTCCAGGCGGAAGCGAAATAGAAAAAGTAACAGCTAGTTTAGATATGCTAAAATTAGCAGGAATTTCAAATAACGAAATTAGTATACTATTTCGACTACCTAAGCAAACAGGTGAAAAATTTAACGAATTTGTTAGAGATAATAAATTGAATAACCCAATTACAAAAAATACTAAGGTGGTGTTTATTAGTAGTAAATTACCAAAAACTATTATAGATCCTAATATTAAATTCAATTGTATTGTGAATTTCAATTTTTATAGTGTACACTATACAATACGAGAATTTATTAAAAATCATCATAACGTAATTAACGTATTAGGAAAAAATCAACAAAGGACTCTTAATTTTGGCATCCTGTAAAATAATAATAAAAGACGAAGTAAACGTAAAGATAGAAAACCTAGATCTCGACATGCGTAAAGCATTGGTTAAAAAGTTTAAATACGAAGATCCTACAGCAAGATATCGTCCTGCTTATAAATTAGGAAGATGGGACGGCACTATTAGTTTCTTCGGTCTTGGTGGAACAACTTATCTTTCATTGCTTCCGCAAGTATTAGATATACTAGAGGCTAGTAACTATTACATTGAACTTGAAGATCTAAGAAAACCTACAAGTTTAGAATTTCCTAAAATAACCGATGATTTCTGGGGAGCAAGTTGCTGGCCAGTTGGTCACCGATTTGCAGGACAACCTATTAGACTCAGAGATGATCAGGTTGAAGTAATTAATAAATTTTTAGAAAATCCTCAATGTATACAAGAAATTGCAACAGGATTTGGAAAAACAATTACTACTGCTACGTTGGCAAAAATTGTAGAAAAATATGGAAGATCGATTACCATTGTTCCTAACAAGAGTCTTGTTGAGCAAACAGAAGAAGATTTCATTAATTGCGGATTGGATGTAGGTGTATATTATGGAGACAGAAAAGATCTTGATAAAACACACACTATCTGTACATGGCAAAGTTTAAATATTTTAGAAAAAAATTCGCACGATGATAATACATCACTAACACTTTCTGATTTCCTTAACGGTGTTGCAACAGTTATGGTAGACGAAGTGCACATGGCCAAAGCAGAAGTTTTAAAGAATCTATTAACTAGAAATCTAAATCATGCAGCAATACGTTGGGGATTAACGGGCACTGTACCAAAGGCCGATCACGAATTTCAAAGTTTAAGGGCAAGCCTTGGCGAAGTAGTTCACAGAGTAGCAGCTCATGAACTACAAGAAAAGGGTGTGCTAAGTAATTGCCATGTAAATGTAATTCAAACAATTGAATGGAAAGAATTCGGAAGTTACGCCGAGGAATTGAAATTTTTAGTTACAGATTCTGATCGAATGTTATACCTATCCAATTTGATAAAAGAAATATCAAATACAGGTAATACGCTTGTGCTAGTGGATAGAATTGAAAGTGGACAATTTTTGCAAACAGAATTAAGTAATTTGTTTTCAGAATTAGGCGAAGATCCTAATGTGGCATTTATCTCTGGCGCAGTAAAAACCAAGGATAGAAAAGAATCATATGATGAAATTAAAACTAGTACAAACAAGATTATTGTAGCAACTTATGGAGTTGCAGCAGTCGGTATTAATATTCCTCGCATTTTTAATCTAGTTATGCTAGAATCAGGAAAAAGTTTTACTAGAGTAATACAATCAATCGGTCGAGGCATTAGAAAAGCAGATGATAAAGATTTTGTACAAATATGGGACCTAACTGCCTCGACTAAATACGCAAAAAGGCATCTTACAGAAAGAAAAAAATTTTATAAAGATGCAAAATACTCTTTCGAAATTCAAAAAGTGAAATACAACAAATAATGCAAATCCTAACCTTAGATAATAAAACGTTCTACTTAAATGAACTACCAGACGAAGTCGATGAAGATTTAAGATTTTCAGTGTTAGATAACAGCGATAACGAAAATCCTGACTATTTCTTTATTCCTCTAATATTTTTAGAAAGTTTTACAGGTCCAGCTGCTGTATTAAAAATTGGAAATCATGAAATTACCATGCCGCTTGATTGGTGTACAATTGTTGGTGATCCCGAAGGCCCTGATATGGAAGTATTGCCGCTAACTAGTTTAAATGATAGAGGATTTAAAACATTTTGCTTCAATCCATTATCTAGTTTTAGACCAGAATTTCATGAGATTGATATTATTGACATATATCAAGATGTTAAATGGTATTTTCCTAAAATGAAGCCAGGACAATTATTAACTACTCCATTACATGCAGGCGATGAACCATTGTGTGCATATTTTGTTAAAGAAGTAAGTAGACAAAATGAAATTGTAGATTATACAAAATGTTGGTAATATATGGAGCCAGATAATAATTTCATTTATGAAAGTCCAGATGGCGGCGATACTGTATATCGTCGAAAGCCTGGTCAAGTTGGTCGAGTGTTATATTCCGAAAGTAAAGAAAAGAAATCATTGCATGACCAATTAATGGAAAGTAAATTGTGGGGCAATATACACCGTGCTGCTTTAACTGATCCTGCTTTACAAGCAGCATTAGATCGTGTTAAAATTATGTACTATCTTAGCAACGATTACAAAGAAAAATATGGCAACAGCAAAACTTGATATTAAACGGGTAATTAATGCCGTCGATACTAGAAATTTTAATTTCTATGATAATCTACCAGATGATGAAAAAAAACTGTTCAACCCTTATATTTTGATGAGAACCACGTCTAATGTAAATGGTGGTCGTGATATACAAGAATGGTTTGTAGAAACTACCAACGAGCATGTTAATAAAAATTATTCTGTGTTAAGTAAGAATCATCCAGGGCTATTATGGAAATTATATGCTAGTACAGGCGTAGGCAAAACTATGTACCATCAATATCTAGCTAATGGCAAAAAAGGAAAAGCAAATAAAATTGAAAAATTACTTGCTGAAATCTATCCTGCATGGAAATTAGAAGATATTAAAATTTTAGCCAGTATGATGACCGATTCAGATAAAAATGAATTATTTGATAGCATGGGCCTTGATAAAGCACAACGGAAAGAATACGAATGAAAGATAAGCTAGGTGTTTCATTTCACGTAGGTTGTAAAATTGTACGAGCAGTAGGTGACGGGCAGTTAGACATATGCACTGTTACAAAAATCGCAAACGGAAAGATGTATCTTGATGATAGTAAAGTAGCCATTAGATACCCTCATAGGCTATTAATTATCAAACAAGATCCCCTGTACAAGATGGTTAAAAATTATAAACAAACCCCATGATAGATTTAGTTGATCAGCCTTACAAGTGTGTACATTGTAATAAAAAGTTTATGCAGCCTCGTACTTTAGTTAGTCATATGTGTGAGCGTAAGCGCCGCGCATTACAGCAAGATGAAAAGAGAGTGCAAGCTGGATTCTTGGCATATAATAGATTTTGGCAATTAACACAAAATTCAAAAAAATCTAAAACATATGACGAATTTGCAGATAGTTCTTATTATAATGCATTTGTAAAATTTGGTAGTTTTGTTAATAATGTTAATCCTTTATATCCAGCAAAGTTTATTGATTATGTAATTAAAAGTGGAGTAAAATTAGATCATTGGTGCAGGGACGAACTATATGAAAAGTATCTCTATGATATGCTCAAGGTAGAACCAGTTGATGCTGCTGTGCAACGTACTCTTCAAACCATGATAGAATGGAGCGACGAACATAATGCAAATTATTCACAATACTTTGATTATGTTAGTTTGAATAAAGCAGTTGCTGATATTTTAAATGGTCGAATTAGTCCGTGGGTAATATTGAACAGTAACTCTGGAAAAATTATGATCAGTAAAATGAACGACGAACAGCTTTCTATGATTTCTCCTGTGTTCGATGTTAAGTTTTGGTTAAAAAAATTTAAAGAGTCCCCTGCAGATTCTGCCATGGTTCAGGAAGTATGTAGCGGAGCAGGAATAAAATGACTACGAGATCGTAGTAAAATATTACCTAATGATTAATGTAATATTAGAACATAAATCGCCCACTGATGTAATGACTCTTGTGTATGAGTTGCGGGCAAGAGGGTTGCAACAAGGTGTCGATTTTGATTTTTCTTATCATCAAGCTAGTTATAATAATGATGGATACGATGCTGTAACTCCTAGGCATGCTAAGTTTATATTTTATAATGAAAAAGAAGCTACGATGTTTTTACTAAGGCAGGCTTAACTATATAAGCATAATGATAGGGAAAACTTGGGTATTGCTAGTTGATCAATATACAACTGCTGATTATCATTGGATATCAGGGTTAGGATGCACAGTTGAAATTATATATAGCATATATGGAGAAACTGTATCAATAAACGGAGTTGATGTATCTAGACCGTCTAACGAAGTTAGAATAACAACTACTTGCTCAAAACAAGATTATATGTTAAAATTAAAATATGAAGACAAGTTAATTTTAAAAAACTTATAACATTTTAATTTATTTTGCAAAAAGATGATAGTTGATTCCTACGATCCATATTTTCCTCTTTTGCCGCAGTGGGCCGGCCAGGGCAAGATTAAAGGCAATGCAGATATAGTTAGTAAATGGTGTACTAACAATTTAAAAAATCTCGGAGATCTAAATTTTAGAGAATTGAAATATGATCACAACACATCACTTTTTCAAATTAGGGATTCTAAAGATTGGATTCTTTTTACGTTAAGGTGGTCATAATGTATATCAAAGTTAATGAAGTTGCTCCTCGTGTAACACAACGATATCCCTATACTCATCGAGCAGAATTCCAAACTTCGCTTACCCAGTATGAGCAGATACTAGATTGGATACTTAATCTTAATATCGGGTGTGTCACTATTCCACTCGGCAACAATAGCCATGCACTGTACCTAAGAAAAAATGATTTGACCATGTTTATATTGAGGTGGTCATGAAAGTCAAAGTAAATGACGTTAGGCCAGCTTTTAAGAAAGCAAAAAAAGAATTCGCAGAAAGTTGGATTAAAAATAATCCTGACTATCTAAGAGGATATAGCGACACCTTTTGGAAAGACTTTGCAGTGGCAAACAACATGACAATTTCAATTGATAGGCATGAAGCCGGCTTCCCTGAAATTACAGTGTTAGAATTTAACAGCGAACAAGATTATGTTTGGTTTATGTTGAGGTGGTCATGAAACTAGTTGAACGAAGTAACTATCCTGGTTGGGACAACTATCCAGTTTATGAATGTAAGACATCTGAGGCAATGATTGAAGTTAGTTCCTGGTGCAGGAAAAACAGTATTGAGATATTCTTGGTATCATCTGGTTGGCATGGGTATCAATTTCAAGTTCGCACATTACATGACTGGTTCTTATTGAGGTGGGCATGAATAAGATCAAAATTTCAAATGAACGACTTTGGGAAATCGCACAGAACGGTGAAGATATTGATCAATGGATACAAGATAACATTGGTCTTTATAACTGGCAAGAACATTTTGGCATTACTAATCTACCGTACCGAAGCTTCTCGTTTAATGACGAGAAATATGCTACAATGTTTATATTGAGGTGGCTATAATGCAGGGAATCGAAATACTAGGCAGGTCGCAATATTTTACGTTGAGCAAAGGCTGGCACCGCAAGAAAAAGAGTATTAAGCCGTATTACAAAATTAAATTCAACTACTATAATTATAATCATCCAGGCGCAAGTGATGTAGTTGCGATTTTCAGAATCGCTAAGCCTGGTAAAAATATTGATTCTGATGATAGGTGGTGGGGGCGGCTTGAATATTATTATACTAATCAAGACACTGCACATAAAATTTTCATGATGTTGGTATTACATGGATATTGATATATGAAATTAACAGCACATAGCAAAAATCATTTATATGGTAGTTTCGTTCATTATAGTGTAGACAAAGAATTTGCTGATCCTATATACAATTATCTGGTATATGGATTTAATCCAGGTGGATTTTTTTATGCTCTTTTAGCCAACGACTTCATGACTGCAATTAGTAGGTCGCATCCTATGAACAAGGTTGAAGCATTGAAGCGATTAGTAGTATGGATTATCAATGTAATTCCAAAGGACGTATGTTGGGGTTCATATGAGGCAGTGGATAACTGGCTTAAAATGTCAGCGGAAGATCGACGCACAATCCTGGAACAACACCTATTGGTCTATTCTGAGCGTGATGAAATAATGATGATTCTCAAAAATGAACCAACGGTCGAGCCTCTTTTCTTCTGAATTATTTGACGAATAATCATTTTGGTTGTATAATACATACATAGAC